AACAGGTTTTGTTACTACTCGATTATTTTTTATTTCATAATCTTTTGTTATAAAACTTTCAATTAAACTTTCACCAGTCTCATCATAGATATGACATTCAATATAATCATGAACTCCGGCTTGACCAGACATAAATGGTGGCCAATCATATCCAGGCTGTCCTACAGCGTAGTTACCACCACGTTCTAATATCTGTTTGTCTTCTTTTTTTAATCCAGTAATAGCCATTTTTAAACTTCCAATAACATTGGTTTGTTTTTATAAATTCTAAGGCCCATAATCTTTATCCCATGGCATGGGAGATGGAGTTGGTGTCGGAGTTGGTGTTGGTGTCGGAGTTGGAGCTGTTGAACCCACAGTGGTAATAAAATTTACTGTAAAATTACCAATATTTAATGATGCCCTACGAATTGGCATAAACACACCTGCACCCTTTATAGACAATCTAACAACATCACCCTCATCAACCATTTGTGGTTGTGCAGATGGCATTCCATCATTAACTTGTAATTTTGCTGTATTACCACTTACTGACGCCTCTACAGGTTGAGTAATACCAACTATAGTTCTTGGTTCACTCGTTACTCTTCCACTTGTACTTCCACCTTGTGCATTTGGTGGAAACGAAAACTCTTCTGGACTAACCACCATTGGTTGGTCTACTGAATCATCAACGGGCTGTGGTGCTGGTGCACTACCACCTTGTGTTATTGACAAATTACCTGGATTAGGACTACCAGGTGGTGCAATATTATATACTGAATAATTCATATTAAATTGTACTGGTACATCAACTTTACCATTATCTATACCAACTACTTCACTAATAACTGTTTCAATAATATTTCTTTGTGGTGCAAATCTATAGTGAGCTGCGTTAACAGCTCCGGCCGGTGTTGGTACGGGTGGAGCTTCAGAGAGTTGTACATGAAAAGTATTACTTTCAACGCCACCAACTCTAGCTTTAAATGTTCCATTGCCCCATTGACCAACATCTTCTGCAGAAATTGTATATTCATTTACAACTGGATTTACATAGTCTGAAAAAATTAATTCTTGGTTAGTACCATCAATTTTATAAACATTTAATTCAACGGAATTGGCTACATTCGTTGTACTTGATGCTGGTGTACTACCACCACTACCACCTGAATCTTGTGAATCTCCTAACTCATCCTCTAAATCCATTCTTAATATACGAGTGTTTAATTTTCCACCCCATAATAATTTTTCCATCTTTAAACTCCCCAATCAGAATTTTGTTGTTCTTCTGCCTGTTGTTCTTGTAACGTTTCTGCTTGTGCCGTCGAGTCCGCTGTTAGTAACCAAGTTATAGTTACACCAGTATTTGCTTGTACTACCCCTGGTGTTACAGCTACAAGATTTATTTCTAAATCTGCTAAATTTTCTCCAGATGGTACATATGTTTGCGTAGTTTGTGTTTGTCCATAGCCGCCTGAACCACCTCCGTAATTCCCAGACCCTTCTTGTTCTTCTAACATTCTTAAAGTGCGTGTATTATTTTTTCCACCCCATGTTAATTTATTTTTCATACGTCTCCTCCGTATCCTTGAAATTCTAAGTCACTATCAAATCTTTCTCTATAATCTTTTTCTTCACCTTGTACTATTGTTGGTGCTGGTCTTGAAACATTACCTGTCACTCTTCTAGCACCATTTATCATATCATCTCCACCTTTTCTAAAATCATCTTTACCAACTAAATCTCTTCTTTTCTGAGTAGCTAAATCTCTATCAAGAACTCCCTCGTTTGCCATTTGTTTATTAAAATCTTTTTCAATTTGTCTAAATTCAGCTTCTCTAGCTATAGTACCAGGTGTTGGTAACATCGGTTCACCTAAAAGATGTTTAGCTAATAGTGCAACTTCTTGTGGTGATTTAGCAATCTGGCCAGTAACTCTATATAATTCTTTTACAATTGATTTTCCATCTTTTAATCTCTCTCGCACATCTTCCAAATCACCATCATTTGGTTTAGCGAACAATGGTGTTCTAAAATCTGCGTCTCTATGTGTACCCATTAGAGCGTCTGAATTTCGTAATCTCTGGCCAGTTATTCTCGGCCCGCGAGTTATGGCATCATACATATCATCTGGTATATCAATTATATCTTCTTCACTTTTTCCATATAATTTTAATATACTGGTATGTCTTATTGGAAATCTCATATCATCATGATATAAAGAAAATCTATAATTTCCAGTTAAAGATAAAGTTACTTGTTTTTTTATAAAAGTTCCATCTGGTATTTTTAAAAATGGTTTATCACTCAACGTAAAATCCCTATCAACTACCTCATCTAATGTTTCATTATCCATATTATGATTACGAATCATCATTGGTTTTGAAACATATTGGTCTGGTTGCTCAAGACCCAAACCACTTCTAACATCTTCATAAGATTGTAAAACACCATCAATTTCAAATGGTATCCCTGAACCTGAAATGTCAGCTTTTACCATAGCCGAATCACGTTTTAATTCATATTCCTTCTCATCAGCGTTAACAAGAGCTTGAAAATATTCATTGTTTAAAAGTTCTTCTGTTGTATAAGGCATTATCTCACCACCCTAAATTCAAAATCATTATCTACTACTTGTATCACTTCACCAACTCCACTACCACTCATTATTTTAAAATTAATTTTATAATTTCTTTCTGGTTGAAAACCTTTTAACCATACATCAAAGAAATTTCCAGTGGAATCGCAACCAATAAGAGAACCACTACCATAAGGTATAATAACATCTTCTGTGTACGCGTCTTTTATCTGAAAGAACGAACTGCCACTTGGTAAATACTTGGGTGTTACTACATTTGTTGTTGTAGAAGACCAAGTTTTAGCTGGAAAGCGAGTTCTACCAACTACTCTAAATCTTACCTTTTCTTCCTCTTGATATTCTGGTCTAAGTCCTTTCATATAAACTTCTAAATTGTGTATATCACTCCCAGTCAATGGTGTTAATGAACCAGTATCCCATGTTGCACTATTCCAAACCGCTTCTAATGTAGGTTGATATATAGTGTGCGTTTCTCTCGAAAAGAATTTAAAATGACCAAGTTGTGTTGTATTACCTTCCGCTAAATTCGAGTCTGAGTTGTCTGCACTACCACTTCTTTTTACCATGAATCCTTGATTCGGATATGAAGACCCACTTACAATCCAGTTGTTTACAATACCAGTTACATCCATTCTAACATCACTAGCTTCATTTGTAAATGATTGTGACGCTTCTAATGTATGTGTAGTAGATACTCCATTAAACCAAGTTCCACCACTATTATTACTACCAGTTACCCACTGGTCGGCTGTAGTTGCACCAGTTCTATATCTCCAAGACGCACCCTCGGTATCATGTGGCCAATCTTCAAAATGTCCTTGTCCATTCTCCCAAGATTGACTAACAGGGTATGCGTATAACATATCACTTGAACCCAATTCTTGTGAATTAGCGTCATATAAATTTAGATAATATTCGGCGTTTGATGGTATCAATCCACTACTATATGATGCAGATATATAAGATAAATCAAACTTAATTAAAACTCTGGAAACATTAATTTGTGTTCCAGTATCGTTCATATCTTTACGTACTTCTAATATTTCATCGAGACCAGTATTCTGACTTGACGTAGCTGGCCCTTGATATAAAGTTGTATCTTGTGTTGCAAATTCGTGATAATGCATTATGTTACACTCCCCATTACTTGACCTTTAATATCAGAATCTGGATATTTTAATTCAAAAAGACAAGGGTCTAATGACGGATAATATATTCCATCTTTATACGCCGCTCCCATATCATAAATGTTACCAGAGTATCCATCTGTTGTTCTCCACTTGTTTCTTAACATAACTGGTAACTGTACTGGGTCACCAGGGCCATCACCATCTAAGTCTATTGAAAATGGTATTAAAGTAGCTACACCATCAACCAAAGATAGTTCATACGATAAATCTGCAATAACAATTGGTTGATTTATTTGCCATTTATCAATGTTAAAATAGTCTTTAATTGTTTGAATACACTTTAATAATACTTCTTCTTTGTTATATCCTTTTTTGGTCATTATTTTAAAATCAACCGCTATATTAACAATCCACGCGTCTTTTAAATTTATAGCATCAGTAACCATTCTATATTGACCAATGTAATTTTTTAAATTTTCTTTTACAGCTCTATTAAGACTTGTCAAATGTTTATTGTAATCATAACCAAGCAAATACATATTTAAAGCTAATGGATTAGGTATCCTTGTTGGAACTTTTGGAGCTCCAGTTTCTGGCGTATCATCTTGTCCATATAACTCTCTATCAATTGAAAAAATACCAGTACCATCGCCAAGTTCTTTTTGAAATTGAAATTGTGAACCTTCCAATTGTTCATCTGGAACTATATAAGCTTTGGCTATAGCACCATACTTAGCAGGCATCGAATATGCTCTCATTATGTAATCTTCTTTAGTTACAGCTCTACTTTGAGCGGTAAAGTGAGCTAAAGCGTTTTGTCTAATTTCAATTAACGATTCTTTACCTTTACCACCACGAGCTGGATTTGGATTTATAACTCCAATTGAACTTTTAGTAGCTGTTACTGTATCCGAACTAAGTCCAAGCGGGTCTAAATTAGTAGTAACTTCTTTTATATCTTTTATTGAACCTTCTCCTACATTATGACTGACACCACCACCATATGCATATTTTACATTCAATGTTGTCTCTGTTGGGGCTAATCCATATGCTTTTGTTTTCAAAAAATTACTTGGGTCAAATGTTTTATCTAACATCGAAACACCACCTGGTAATGAAGAACCAACATTATCTGGATTAGGTACTATTTCCTCATCTGCACCAGCGGAAACTCCAGCACCAAACCTTAATTCAGTTTTACCATCAGACCTTATATATTTTGTAAATCTTCTTGGTGTTTTTATAAGTTTAATTAAATATGGCGTATCATCGGAATATTGAGATAATTCTGGGTCAGCTGTACTTGAATTTGACACATCATCAAATATAATATCTTTCGCTAAAAAGTCAACTTCATACCATTTATTTCCATCACTATCTGTTACCGACATTATATCTGTAACATTAGGATTAGATAAAGCTATTCTATCATATTTCTTAGCAGTTCCAAATGTAAAACTGTCCGTTGTAATCGTACCACTTAAAACTGATACAGATTTTTTTAAAAGATATTTGGTTGGAACATTACCAGAAGTTTCATATATACTAATGGAACGTTTATCAATAGAACTCGAATGTGCGAATTGTACTTCTTCTTCTGTACGAAATACTACACCAGTTTTCGACTTTACTTGCATTCCACCACCAATACTTAGAGCATATCTCATGTCTGGTTTTGTATTATCACCAGTACCAGTTGCTGGTACAGTTTGAAATACATCAACAATTGTTGAAGCTGGTGTAGACAATTTTGGTTTATATCCTATTGATTGTGCTATTTCAAAAACATTATCAAGTTCTTCGGCATAAGATAACAAAGATTCTTTAAATCTATCATCAACATAATAAGAAAGAACATCACCAACGTACGCGGCCATTTCAATAAACATCATACCTGGGTCTGATTCATTAAAGTCATTATATGTATTTGGAAAATATGTTTTAGCAAATTCTATTAAATTTGTTCTAAATGCAGAGAAATCTCTATTTAAATATTTGACTTCTTTTTTCTGTAATTTCGCTGTACTAGCCATTAAAATCTCCTAAAAATTAGAAATGAATGTAAGTTGTATTGTATCAAGATTACCTGGTTCTATCGTCACACCAAACTCCAAATTTACATTAATTTGATTTGGTGCTTGTTTATCAACATTAACATCAATTCTATTCATAACAACGTGTGGTAACCATCGTTGTATAGCTTCTTTTATACTATCCTCTATTTTAGCCGTAGTATCTTCACCAATAGGTTCAAACAAAGAACTATAAATATCACAACCAAATTCTGGTAGAAAAGGCCGTTCACCTTTCATAGTCAATAGTAAATTCTTAATATTACTTGAAGTTTGTTTTAATGTTGTTTGAGTCTGTTCAAAAAATCCAGCATCAGATTTACCAAGTGGTAATGATAGACCAATCCATACATCGGGATTTAAATCATTTTCTAATGCACCCATTTATTAATTTCCCTTTTTCTTATCTATAGCTTTCATTAATTTACTATAATCTTTTGTTAAAGCATTTTGTACGTGGTCTGGAACTTGTTCTACTGATACACCAGCTCTTTTCATAGTTTGAACTGCTCCAACTTCTCTTTTATTTTGGTCTGACGTACCAGTGCCGGTTCGAAAAGCAAGTTCAGACACTCTTGACGAATCAAATGTTCCGCCACCCATTGTTGGCCATTCCCCAGTTCCATCTTGTGGAATTCCGCCTTTGGTTTCATTTAAAATTCTATTTATAGATTCACTTTTAGAATACTTAATAGTTTTTTTCTTTTTTCTGTTTGGTTTTTTAGTAAACTCTTCTTTTATAGAATCCATACTCAATGATTCTTCTCTATCAATAAATATTTCTTCTTTAAGTTTTCTCATTTGCTCACGAACTTTTCGTTCAACTATTTTATCTATAACTTCAATAAGTTCTCGTTTTTTCATTATTAACTCCTATTATATTAACCTCTTACGCCAGCTGTTGTAATTACTTGTTCTACTTCTCCAAGAACATCTATAAAATATATATCTTTATGATTTTTAAATACAGTATCATTCCACATATCAATCTTTGGTGATTGACTTCCTATCCAATCCTCATCAATAGAAAATCCGCCGTACGCTCCATCAAAAACTTCATATCCAATATCACCCCTTGATGATAGTGGAACAATTGGCCAAGGAACTAAAGTAGCTCCAACATATCCAGGAACTGGAGTAACACCTGTAGCCGATGGTGTCAATACGGTATCACTTGTTGTAGTACCAGGCATAAATACTAATAGTGGTATTATATGTTCACCTTGTACCAAACAAGTTACTATATAACTATGAATAGAATCTAC